TTTCTTTTAAGCGCTCATCAGAAAACATACCCATTAAGCCGCCTGCTAGATTTGCATAAGCTTGATTCTGGGCATTTTGCGCGTTATACATGTTTTGCCCTGCATTTTGCATTGAGCCTGCAACATTGCCAGTTGGGTTAAAGTTTACACCCGGGGCGTTAGCTGTCATGCCACCTATTTGATTCCACCATTGACTATTGGCATTGTTTTGAGCGTTAAATGCGTTAATATCCATACCTTGTTGACCTAATCCCAATTGACCAAAACCAAGTGCCGCATCAATATCTTGTCCATTCGTCCTAAATATGTCATTAACATCAAATTGGCGACCCTGTTCATTGAGTCCCGCCCATCCTAGTGAGTTATTCATATCGTTATTGTACATGCTTGTATTTGCGGCTGTTTGAGCGTTTGACATGCTAGCATCACTTCCGTACATGCTTGCGGCTGAACTCCTATCCGCTCCATACATGCTAGCATTTGCACCTATCTGGGTTTGATTTAAAGCATTTGCCAGAGCATCATAGCCATATTGTTGTGCATAAGCTTGTTGTTGTGCTGCTAGTCCTTGATTTTGAGCGCCATATTCTGCCTGAGTTAATAAATCACTATTTCTACGATCTAAATTAGCTCGTTGTGCATCATACTGGGCTGTTCCGGGTTGAATGCCTCTTGATACCATTTGTTGTTCAAAGGCTGCATTATTTGAATCCATTTGTGGCTGTAGTGTTCTCATTGCATTGGCTAGGGCGCTGTCTTCATATCGGCTAAAATCGCCTACGCTTGGCATTTGTTGACCTTGTGCATTACCTTGTGGACTTCCGCCTCCGCCTTGCAAATGACCGTAAAAACTACTTCTTGAGCCTCCACTCTGTCCACCATTTTGATTATTAAAATCAGGTCTTTGAATATTTGGGTTAGGTGCGTATTGTTGTCCACCAATTGAACCTTGTAAACCGCCTGGGGTCATTCCATTGTTTTGCCCTGATTGTGCTGTCATCCCACCCATTGGTGTAGGTTGTGTTTGCATTGGTGCAGGTTGTGATTGATTGCCTTGCTGTTGTGCATAAGCTGCGCCCCAGTCAACATTACCAGCGCTTTGCATTGTTGCGCCATTTTGAATAGCTTGCCCTATACTGCCGCCTGCTGTTCCACCTAATCCACTTGTTGGTGCAGATTGGTTAGGTCTCGGAAAGGGAGGAGCTACACCGTTTTGTGGTGGCGTTACTGCATTTTGTTGTGTTTGTTGTGTTGGGATTGCCATTATTTATTCCTCATTTTCATTAGTGCTTCAATTAAAGCATTTTGCCCGCCCTGTGGCGATTGTAAAGACTGCCCAAATTTCTGCATTTTTTCTTGAAATGATACACGAGGCGAACCATCACCAATAGGTGTCCCGTTGTTGGGTGAATTGTCCATCATTGGCATCGGCTTTGTTTGCGCTGTAGGCTCATCAATTGGCTTTCGCTCAAATGGGTCTTTCATGTTAGGACCGCCAAAACTTGCCATGTCATCAACTCCCATTGGAGGAGGTGCGAACCCTGAACGCTGTCCAATTCTGTTTTGGAATTGTTGCATCATTGCTTGTGAATTAGGGTCACGTTGTAAGTTCAATTGTGATGGCCCTTGGCTTACAAAATCGCCTTGCATATCTAACAACCTAGTTAATTGCTCCGATGGGGTTTGTGTTATTTGTGGTTGCCCATCTGGTCCAAATGTTGTCGTTGTGTTTCCAAAATAATTTGAAATATTCGGGTTGTTCATGCGTTGCTGTTGCTCAATCAATCGCATTGTTTCTTCTGGTGTTATTATTTCATCTTTTGGCTTACCACCAAAAATGCTATCTACTATGCCACCCATGTGCAGTCCTCTTTTAATAATGAATATAAATTTGTGTCTAATCCTCTTAATTCGCCCTCTTGGACAAAACCAAGCCTTTCGACTAACTTTATACATTTGTGATTCTTGCTCCATATTTTCGCAGAGCATCTTTTACAATTAAGTAAATCTTCATGAAAAATGTGAGTGAATAAATGTTTAAATATTTCTTTTGTTGCCCACAATCCTGAACCAAATACATGCAGTTCAATATCTAGGTCTTTGTAATAATTTACCAGTGCAAATAATCCAGTGCCTTTATCGCAATGGTAGCCAATGACATTACCGTTAGTTAAGTTAATCTTTAACTCGCGTTTTATGGTCTCAATATCTTTTGGGTCATTGGGAACTATTTTCATAAACCCACCTGCATTGGTTGATAACCCATTGTTTGAGCTTCCATATTAATCTTGTTAGTCTCGGCTGCTAGTTTACCCGCTTGAGCCATTTCTTTTTGTGCTTGTGCCTGGTCTTTTTGCGCTTCGCCTTGAGTTTCTATGTTTTTGCGTTGCTCTTCTTGTTGGTTAAACTGTTGAATCTGACCTTGAGCCTGTTGTAATTGCTGTGTTAATTGCTGGATTTGTTGTATTGCTTGTTGGTTAGATTGTTCTGCCTGTTGTTGCATTTGCTGTAGTTGCTGTTGCATCTGTTGCATTTGTTCGGCTGAGCCATCCATTGACTGTACCATGTCCTCCAAGTTCTTAGCGTGTTTGTAACCGCGCACATTAATCAATAATAGTTCTTTCGCAATATCAGCAGTTATTAAACCTGCTTGCTTGGCTTGTCCTACTTGTTGTAAGTAAGCTGTTACGCTTTGCAACATTTCATTTCTAGATTGCTTATCAGCTTGTTCGTCCATTGCGATAGTAGAATCTGTTTCAACATCAATCGAGAAAGAGCGCGCTAAATCATTCAACATTAACTGTTGCATTTGTGGTGTTACTTGAACGCCTGTCATCGTGGTTAATATTTCAGGCTTAAAGTGCTCACTAATCACCTCACTAAACATACGCATGACTTCACGGAACATGGTGTTAATGGTGTTAATCTTGTCTTGCAGTCTTACATTGGCATATTGTGCCTTAATTTGTTGTGCTGTGGCGGTCTCACTGGCTTTAGTTGAGCCACGGATAATATCTGATAATCCTGTTATCTCGTAAATCTGTTGTACTGATTTTTCCATGAGCTGCTGTAGTATCTGCACAACCATAGCCGCGCCATCAATAGGAAGTTTAACAATAGCTGAGCTTAAGTCACGCCCTTCCATTTTCTTAATTAATCCTTTAACAGGTAAAGACTGCCCATCTGCCGCATTGGCTAATTCTTTTAATTCAAGGAATGATTCCTCATGAAACCCTACATTTTTAATGGTTTTTGTTAGTTTGTTTATCCTAGCTTGTAGCATGTTTACAGTATTAAGCTGTGGCTCTATCATCATAAAATCAGGATAACCAATGAACTTATCTGTTCTCATGTTGCTTATCATTGGTTTAGGGCAGTCAAAGAAACCTATCAGGCTCAATGGGTCTTTTCTAATCCTTAATGGCTCATCTCTGCCCTCGGCAATTTCATAAACCATTCTTTTCTTTTTATCCCATATTTCATAGACATGTATCTTGTTGGCTTTGGTCTTATCGTCTTGACTTGCAATAATATCAGCGTTATCCATGTCAACTTTGAATTGCTTTTTAATCTCGCTTTTAGTTAAGTAATGGTCGTAGTTTATCCAACCACATTCTGCCCAATCTTTACCAACATCATAAACAAACCTATTCCATGGCCAATGATCAAGTATTACATTCTGGTCAATTATCTCCTCCATTGGTTCGCCCTTTTCATCAACCATTGGACTACCAAATTCATTCATAACAATATCTGTTTGCACATCGTATCTAATACGCACTATTCCCTTATCAGTTATAAGATAATCTAGAATGGCTCGGTTCGCATCGCTAAAGAAGTCGGCTTGATCAACTTGGTAGCTTATTGCTTTTTCCAACATGTCCGCCAAGTCTTTTGTTGTTGGGTCTTCGCTATCAACACGTCTGCGTATTTCAGGGATAGGATTTTTAGCAAATATGGTTGAACGCAATACTTGTGTGTTACTCCAAAACAAAGGAACTTCAACACGTAAAGATTGACCGCTTTTTTTAATGTCATTAAAATAATGGTCCTCGGCTCTTTCAGCATAATCAGTGTGTAACTTTTTCATTTTGTCACGCGCACTGTCAACTTTCTGGCACCACTTTTTACCGTTCATTTCTTTTTCTTCTACCATTCTGCTTTACTTCTCTTTGTTAGATATTCGGCTATAACTAGGCCATTGTCTGAATCGTTCGGGGTTGGGTCTGGTTTCTTAGGCTTTCTTATTGGTGTGGTCTCGTAGCTTATCGCCATATAACGCCATGCGTCAGCTGGATTACTTGCCCAATTGTGCAAAGGCTTAACTGACATCACCCTGTTTTTATCATCATACTTGTAAACATATTCTTTTAAAGCATCAAAACCATCACTGCATCTGTGTGAGTCAATCACCACGCTTTTAAACATGTCTCTAGCTGCTTTTATTCCGTCTTGAATTGATAGACTTGGAACTATATCAACCTTTTCCCAACTCCATACTGCATGTGCCTGGTCCTCAAATGACTTACCCATTGCGCTGAATGTTTTGGCTTTTGCATCATGAGGTATGTTGTGAGACACATAATTGTATCTTTGTCTGTGTTCTAATCCCTTGATTGATTCACCGCGTATGACTTCAATCTTATCGTTCTTGATATTAACCTGTATCTCGCGACCCTCTACTAAGCTAAAGTAGTATGATGGCGCTTGTAGGCTTGCTGTCTCATAATCAATAACATGGACTCGATTCCTAATAATCTGATAAAACCAAATAGCAACCGCATCTGTGTGTCCAATGTCCCAAGCTGTGTAAACTGGATAATCTGGATTGTGTGGCACATCTGTAAATCTATTACTTTGTATGACTCCAGCTATCTCTTTGCCATAGATTGAGCCAATGATAGGTGCATCAAATGAACAATACCACTCTTGTAAAAATATCGCTGTTCCTTGGTCTTGCCCGAATATGTCCACATACTCTTGTTTAATCTCTTCCATGTCTAAAGTCTGGTCTATGCCTGTGTCTTTAGCTGTTAAGAGTTGTGCGAACCTTTTAGGGTCTTTAACGCCTGACATATAAGTTTTATAAGCGTGGTTTTGACCTCTTGGAGTTCCTTGTCTTACTGCCCACCCACCATTTTCTTTTAACATGGGTGATAAGTAGGCATAGCTTGCAGGATTTGATAATGCCCACTCACTCCACACTATACCCGCTAATCCCGCACCAATGATTGATTGATAGTTATCTGAACCTGCACATCGCCATTTTGAACCATTCTTAAGAGTGATTCTCATCATGTGGTCATTTGTCTTTTCTCTTATGCTTGGTGGAAATGCCTCATCAATTCTTAGCTTACCAGTGTGTGGATTGATAGCTTCCCAAATTGCTTCCCTTATCTGCTTTTCCATTGGTAGCATGTGAACATAGTTGCCAACCCTTTGATGAGCTTTAATACATGTTCCGTGCAAAGCACAATCATCTTTACCCATTCGCCTATGCCATATCCAATCGTTGATTAAGGTATTATCCCTAATCCATGCGTTCATTGCAGGCTTTTGTTGTGGTCTAGGCTTCCAGTTGTATGGGAGTACTATGTCAGGTTGCATTAAAACTCTGTTGTTATTCCAATAACTTTAACTGTGCCTGATTGCTCAATCTCTTGTTTATCCGCCCATCCAAAACGGTTCTTCATGTTCATGTACCAGCCAGTGTAATTAAATTCACGTTCTTTTAAATTAACGCGTCCACTTCTTGACCACCATGCTTCACTAAGCATTTTACCCTTTTTTATGGTTTGCGAAAACTGCTCTTCTTCTTCTATCCATCTATTCCATAGGCTATTAGAAAACGTACCGAGCCAGTCATAAATCAATGCTTTGACTTCCACATCACTAGCGCCTTCTTTGTATAAGTCTAATACTTGATTATACCAGTTATCAGGCAATTCAGATAATTTCTTTTTAGGTGCGCCGCCTTTGTTTTTACTCATGATTTTCACCATTGACAATCGTACTTAAACCGCCAATACTTCCTTTAGGTTCTGTACCATTCTTAAACACGCTTTCATGTATTAATTTTTCTAATTTATCTTTATAAGATTTTTTTGCCTTTTCAATTCTTTCATTAACAACCTTGTTAAATGCGTCTTGCATTAAGTTAGGATTTACACCTACTCTATAATTTAATCCTGTGTCATATTTATTCATTACTTGCTCCTTTGAGTGTAATTGTATAATTGTGTTTTATGTACTTGCGTATAGCGTTGTGCAGTCTGTTGTGCTTTTGATCGTGGTCACATAAATAGCCTGATTGTTGATTGCTGAATAATCAGCGGCTAATACTGTTACTGTATTGCCTTGTCCATCTAAAAAGACAAGTTGTGTGCCACCTATAGCATAAAGTTTTCTAAACTTCTTAACTATGTCTGAATCAAAATCACTATCTGCTTCTTTGTATGTATCAATCGATTGTGCTGGGTAAATTTGTGCGCTCATGTTTTGCTCTCTAAATTGCTTTTATTAATATGCCTTGAATACCACCAGACACAGGTGTATTTGTTGCGGCTGCTATTGCTGTAAGTTTAATGTCTGAATTGGGTTTTATGATTAAATAAGGTTCAAATTGATGTTCACCACGTCCGCCAGTGTTTGCGCTTATTTCTATTTTAGTAATAAACGTCTGGCCTTGTTCGGCTACCTCTAATTTTATACTCGCAAAACCCGCTGTTTTTCTTAAACAATCAGCATAATAATTAGTCACTATCCAATAATCAACGCTAGATGTCGTTGTTTGTGCTTTTTCTGTGTTGTTCTCACCCGCTGGCACGATAATATGCACTTTGCTTGTGTCTGTTGGTACGCCTGCGCTTATTGCTGTATCTTCATAACCATAAACAGGTCCAATTAAATTAGTGGCGCTTGTGTTCTTTATTCTGCTAATTCGCGCTAGTGGTGTTGTTAATGTTACTTTATTTTGACCGTTTAATATTGCTGTTTGAACTACAAATGTAAAGTCACCACCTGACAAAGTGTGACCCTCAACTGATACTGTTGCCGTATCACTGCCACTGCTTGAGCTTAAAGTAGTTATACCATTGCTTGATAATAGCGTTTCACTTAGAACGCCCGAGGGCAAAGTCATTATTGTAGCTTTGTCTGTTCCTATCAATTGATTAGAACCAAACTTTAATAAATCCTTGTGTTTGTTATGCTCTGATACAACGTCACCAGTATCACTGTATATGATGTCTATTGCGTATGATAACCAAAAATCTTTAACTTGTGTCATGTATTGTCTCTTTTAGTAAATACTGTAATAAGTATTA